AGGAGGATAATACTATTTCTTGGAAAACATTAAGACCACAAATCGCAACCTTAGTTGAAACAATAGATAAAATTCAAGAGGTTAGTAAAGCTCCAAAGATTAAATTTCAAGGTTATCCTGCGGCTCATATTGTTCCATCAGAAAATAGTGGTGATTATGAAACTACTTCAGAGAATATAAGAACATACTCATTTACTTTAAGATTATTTTACGATACAAAGCAAAATTCAATAGAAACTGCTATGTTGGCATTAGAAGATATTGTTGATAATGCTTTAGACTTATTTGATAAGGAAGATTTAAAAGGTTCTTCTGATAGAACTATTGGAATGGGATTACCCGAAGGATATACTTTTATTAATATTTGGGCAAGTCCTAATAGATGGGGAGTTTTAACTGAAGAACAGTTACTAATGTCTGAAATAACTGTTAGAGTTAGGGTGTCAATAGATATATCTTAATTTTGATTAATAATTTATTTGACAAATGTTTTTTAACGGTTCATAATTAAGTAAATATGAGTAAATACATAGGTAGAACTATAACAGTAGGTTTAGCAAAAGAAAGCATTAGAGGTGCTGGAGCCGAAGCTACATATCAAATCCCAATTACCTCTTTTTCTTTTGATGACAAAATTGTCCAAGCTAGGTCAGTTGGCTCTTTAGGTAATATAGCTGATTCTGAAGAAGCTTTTGTAACTACTAAATATGGTCAAGGTGATTTAGAAGGAGAAATAAGAAGTAAATCATTCGGATTATTGCTTTATTCTATGTTAGGAGCTTTAACTACTACTGGCCCAACAGATGAATCTTATTCTCACGCATTTACTGTTAGCCAAAGTAATCAACATCAATCTCTTTCTTTTGTTGTAGCTGACGATAATACTACTGAATTATATAAATTAGTAATGCTTGATACTTTATCAATCACCGCTGAATTAGATTCTGTAATAATGTTTACTAGCTCATTTATGAGTAAGACTGGTAGGGATACGGGATTAACTGTTCCCGCGGTTGTAGCAGAAAAGAAATTTACCAAGAAACATTTATCGGTTAAGATAGCTGAAGATATTTCTTCTTTAGCCGCCGCTACTGCTATTTCAATTAAATCTATTAACTTAAATATTTCTAAAAATGTTGCTTTAGATGATGTTTTAGGAACTGCTGAACCAGAAGATATATTAAATAGACAGCTTGCAGTAGAGGGTTCAATTACTCTTAACTATGAAGCTGAAACTTATAAGAATTATATGAAGAATGGTACTAACAGAGCGTTACAAATCACTCTTACTAATACTGATGAAAAATTAGGGTTAGGTACAACTAACCCTTCTTTAACTATCCAATTACCAAAGGTTGATTTTTATGACTGGGAGCCATCCTATGACTTAGATGAAATAGTGAGCCAAACTTTTTCTTTCAAAGCTAGTAGAGATGTTGCTAATAGTCAAGAAATAATTCATCTTTGTACTTTGGTTAATGCTGAAACAAGCTACTAAAACAAAAGAAAAATAAGCATATTAAATGCTTTAATTAATAATTAAAATGATAAATAGGAGAAAATAAAAATGTCTAAATTTAAAATAGCTAGAAAATTCTCGCTTGATTTTTTAGGAGAAGGTTGGAAAGAAGCTTATATTAATTTTCAAGCTTTAACAGTATCTGATATTAAAGTTAAATTTCCTCAACTTTCCCAAATGGATGAAAAAGCTACAAGTGATGTAGTTAAAGGAATTGATGCGGTATTAGATATATTAAAATCTAAGTTTATAGATGGAAAAGGTGTTGGAGAAAAAGGCGGAGAAATAGTTTTAGAAGCTAACGATTTAATTGATTTACCAGTAGAAGTTTTATCTAAAGCATTGGCTTTTTTATCCCAAGGCGCAAACCCGAAGTCACAGGCGCCATAAAAGAAATTTTACAAGCAAAAAATCCAAGTCGTAACCTAAAAGGTAAATATCAAGAAGCTTCGCAATTATTGGCAGAGTATGCTTATAGAAAAGAATTTGGTTTAAGCCAAAAGCAATTAGAAGAAGAACCGTTAGAAGTTTATTATCACAATCAAGATATTAGGTCTGCTATGTCAGAGATAGAGCGTTCTGAACAAAAAAAAATGGAACGACAGTCTAAAAGGTGATAACATTAGCGTATGAGTGCAACCACAAATGTTCAAGTAATAATAGACGCAAAAGACAACGCTTCAAAGGTTCTTAAAAACTTTTCTACTGGAGTGAAAAAGGCGGGAGTTGATATTGGAACTTTAGGTAAAGGATTAGTTTCTTTAGGCGCTTTACCAACTTTAGCTTTAGTTGGTATTACAAAGGCAACTTCTAATTTTCAAAAAGCTATGGCGCAGTCATTATCTATAATGGGGAATGTGTCAACTGAAATGAAAGCTAGAATGATTTCTTCTGCTAGGGAAGTGGCAAAAGCTACTACCTTTTCAGCAAAAGAAGCCGCTGATTCCTATTTCTATTTAGCGTCTGCTGGCCTTGACGCCGCACAAGCTATTGAAGCATTACCAAAAGTTGCCGCATTTGCTCAGGCAGGACAATTTGATATGGCTTTGGCTACTGACTTATTAACTGACGCCCAATCCGCTTTAGGATTAACTATAAGAGATGATGTGGTTAAAAATATGGAAAATATGGTTAAAGTTTCTGATGTATTAGTTAAAGCTAATACTTTAGCTAACGCAACCGTTCAACAATTCTCTGAATCATTGACTACTCGTGCAGGTGCCGCTTTAAAAATGGTAAACAAAAGCCTTGAAGAAGGTGTAGCTGTTTTAGCAGTATTTGCTGACCAAGGTGTAAAAGGTGCGGAAGCAGGTACTAAACTTGATGTCGTTTTAAGGGATTTACAAACTAGTACAATTAAAAATGCTGGCGAATTTAAAAAATTAAATATCTCTGTTTTTGACTCTGAAGGTAATATGAATAATATGGCTGACATTGTTGGAGATTTAGAGAACGCTTTAGATGGAATGAGTGACGCCCAACTTCGAGCTACTTTAATGCAACTTGGATTCCAAGACCGTTCAGTTGCTTCGTTGTTATTACTTATGGGTCAATCTGACGCTTTAAGAAAATATGAAACAGATTTAAAAAGTGCGGCAGGTACTACTGAAGAAGTATCAAAAAAACAAATTCAAAACTTTAGCGACCAATTAAAAATATTAAAAGATAATCTTATTGATGTTGGTATTAGTATTGGCACTCCTCTTGTAAAACAATTAGGCAATCTTACTAAAGTTATTCAACCCGCTATATCAAAACTTGGTGAGTTTGCAGAGAAAAATCCAAAACTAATCGGAGTTCTTTTAGGATTAGGTGCGGCATTAGGGGCAGTTGGTGCGGCTTTAATGACTTTTAGTTTTATGTTACAAGGATTAAAAGCTATTGGAGTTGTATTAGGTGGAATTTCTGCGAGTGCTTTAATACCTGTGATAGCCGTTGTAGGAGGACTAGCAATAGCTGGAAAACTACTAATAGATAATTGGGAATCTGTAACTAAATTTTTTAGTACTCTTAAAGCAAAATTTGAACCTTTAGCGGGAGTTTTAGATAGGTTAAAAGAAAAAGTAAAAGAAAGTTTTAACTCTATAAAAGAAAGCTTTAATATATCGGGTGATTTTACTAGAGTAACCGAATCTTTTAAACTCTTACACGATAAAATTAAATGGTATTCAGAAAGATTAGTTACAATCGTTGGAGAAGCATGGCAAAAAATTAAGAATTTTCTAGCTTTTGGAGATATGGAAGGTAATGCTACGGTAGTAGACGCCCTTCAAGGAATTTGGAATAGAATTAAAATAATAAAAGAAGCTATGGAGCCTGTATTTAAAGCTATGAACGATTCTTTACAATTAACTTGGCAAATTATATTAACTCAAATTGTTCCTGCTTGGGACGCTTTAGTAGACGCATTAAAACCTTTTTGGGAAGCATTAAAACCAGAATTATTTGAACTTTTGAAAGGATTTTTAATAGCTCTTGCTACAGCTTTAGGGTTAGTTATTGTTACTATCCTAGCTATAATTACAGGATTAGCTTCAGGATTAGCTAATGCTTTGCCTTATATTTCCCAAGCTATTGAAGGAATAATTCAATTCTTTAGAGGATTGGTTGAATTTGTTACAGGTATCATTAATGGAGATTGGAAATTAGCAATGGAGGGAATGATGCAAATGGTAAAAGGAGTTTATGATTTTGTTGTAAATACTTGGACTGCTTTAATAAAATTTATTAGTGGCTTTGTGAAAGGGGTTATAGGATTTTTTAAAGGATTATATGACGCTTTAATAGGACACTCTATTGTTCCTGATTTAGTTAATGGAGTAATAAATTATTTTATGGATATGGCAAAAAAAGTAATTGCTTGGGCAGTTACTCTGTATGAAGGTGTTGTTGAAAAATTTGAATTCGTAAAAACCAAAATTAATGATGTTATCGAATGGATTAAAAACTTAATAAATAATTTTA